ATATTAAAGGTTATGATATCAAAATTAGACTTACAGTCTGTTATAGAAAAGTACCATCTAAATGGTTTAATTGAAAATGTTAAGTGGGAAGTAAGTAAAGACAAACAACTTACTATTAACTTTATGTCTCCGTCTAGGGAGATGTTAGGTAGAGTTACTTACAATAATTTTCCATTACCTGAATCTGCTATTGGTATTAATAATACTACTCAATTAGATAAACTATTAGCTATTACAAGTGGTGATTTGATACTTGACTATGTCAAGGAAGGTAAAATAATCTCCAAACTACTAATAGCAGATGAGCAATTTAATCTAAACTATGCTCTATCAGACCTACTAACCATTCCTAAACCAGGCGAATACAATGGTCCTGAGGAGTATGATGTAGAGATAACCTTAAACAATGAAATCATTAGTGCTCTTATTAAGGCCAAAAATGCTTTAACCAACAGTGAAAATGTAGTTGTTGAACCAGATACATTAGGTTTAGGATTTACTTTTGGAGGTGATGTTGATTATGCAAATAAAGTATCTTATTATGTTCAAAATGTAGAACAACCTGAAACCACGTTTAAATTAGTGTATAGCTCGAATTTACTCAAGGAAATACTGGTTTGCAATAAGGACATGGATGAAGGTAAGTTATTCGTTAAAAACAATGGTTTAATGAAAATTATGTTTAATGGTAAAAACATCCAAAGTGTTTATTACATCGTAGCAAAAGAAAATTAATTTATATATTTATACTAACAAATTTTAAAAGTTATATGAAAAAGTTACAAGCAACCTTTAATGCGGTTATAGTCAAACCGCGTGAAGAAGAAGAAACAATGTATGGAGGCATCATCGTGCCCGATTTAGGTAAAGAAAAAGCACTTATTGGGACAGTTGTATCTGTAGGTGAAGGACACCATTCAATGATGGGAGAGTTTATTCCTACTACTCTTAAAGTAGGTCAAGAAGTAATGCTCCCAAGTATGGGGCCTAATAAAATTGAACTCGAAGGACAAGAGTATTGGGTATGCCCTGAAAACCAAGTATTATCAATTATTGAAACAATAGAAGAATAAGTTATGAGCAAAATTATTGAATTCGGACCCGAAGCAAGGAAAAAACTCGTAAACGGCATCGATAAGTTGTCGAATGCAGTTACGTCAACATTAGGACCTAATGGCCGTAATGTTGTTATTTCAAACAATCAAGGCTATCCACAATCTACAAAAGATGGTGTTACAGTAGCTAAAAACATTACACTTGAAGATCCAATTGAAGAATTGGGTGCTCAACTTGTTAAACAAGCAGCTATTAAAACAGCTGATGGGGCAGGTGATGGTACAACTACTTCTACACTATTGGCGCAGGAGATGGTTAAAAACGGTTTAACTCACTTAAATAACGGTGTTAACGCAGTTAAAATTAAGCGCGACATTGATATTGCAGTTAAAGAAGTAGTTAAAGAATTGCGTAAAGGTATTTCACAAGACATTAGTTCTGAAGATCAACTTAAACAAGTTGCTACAATTTCTTCAAATAACGACCCTGAAGTAGGTGAATTGATTGCTACTGCAATGCAAAAAGTAGGCCGTGAAGGTGTAGTCCACATTGAAGAATCAAAATCAGGCGAAACATATCTTGAAACAGTAGAAGGTATGCAGTTCGATCGAGGTTATAAGTCACATTACTTTGTTACTGACAACAATACAATGACTTGCACTCTCGAGAATCCATTGATTCTTATTGCTGATAAACGTTTCACCTCAATTAAAGATCTCCTCCCAGTACTAGAGGCAGTATCTCAACAAAGTAAATCATTGTTTATTATCGCAGAAGATTTAGATGGTGAAGCACTCGCCACACTTATTGTAAATAAGATGCGAGGTACTATTAAAGTAGCAGCAGTTAAAGCTCCAGATTTTGGTGATCGCAGAAAATTGCTTTTAGATGATATTGCAATTTTGACAGGAGGTGAGGTATTTAGTACTGATAAGGGCATGAAGCTAGACAAATTCAATTGGGAATGGTTTGGCGAAGCTCGTTTAGTAACAATAACAAAAGATCAAACAACCATTGTCGATGGAAAAGGACAATCTGAGAGAATACAAACACGTATTGAAGAACTTCAACAACAAATCGAAAAAGCAAAAACCCCTTTCGAACAAGAAAAATTACAAGAAAGGCTTGCGAAGTTCGTCGGAGGAGTAGCAATCATTCACGTAGGAGGTAATACAGAAACCGAGGTTAAAGAAAAGAAAGACCGCGTGGACGATGCCTTGCAAGCCACTAAAGCTGCAATTGAAGAAGGTATTGTACCAGGAGGCGGATCAGCTCTATTGTATGCTCGTGAAGCAATTACAAATAAAGACACTGTAGGTGGAAACATTGTTTGGAGAGCCTGCTCCGCACCATTCATGAAAATCCTTACTAATGCTGGTTATGAAGAAATGGAATCATATCAAGTAATCAATAATTTGTTTAATGTTCGTGATAACTGGAGAGGTTATAATCTTGAAACACAAAAGTTTGTTGACATGAAACAAGCTGGTATTATCGATCCTACAAAAGTTACTCGTACTGCAATTGAAAATGCAGCCTCAGTAGCTGGAACAATTCTATTAACTGAATGTACTGTTGTAGACAAGCCTGAAGAAAATAAACAGGATGATATGATGGGTGGAATGGGAGGAATGTATTAATGAAAATCGAGATCCAAGAACAACTAGAATTAATCGCTACACGCGTTCCACCTGGAGACAGGTGGACGCTTGTGGGTGATAAGACTAAAGTATATGCTTCAATAACTGATACTTTAGAAGCATATTTTCAACTAACTAGAAGAGCATGTGAATATAGATTAGCTCCTTTAAAAAGTGAATTGTATGCTGTTCACTCTCAAGAAGTTGAAATTGCACCTGAGCCGCCTAAACGCTATGACATTTACGGAGACTATCAATAAATTTTAAATTAGGCTTGGGAAACCAAGCCTTTTTTATTATATTAAGTTATATGAAAGAAAATAGTTTATTTGTAGAAAAATATCGTTCTAAAGTATTAGATGAGTATATTGGTAATGAACAATTGAAACAAATTGTATCTCAATATATTAACAACAATGATATCCAAAATCTATTATTGTATGGTACACCTGGTACAGGTAAAACCACATTAGCTAAACTTATAGTCAACAATATAAATTGTGACTTCTTATATATTAATGCATCGGATGAGAGGGGGATCGACACCATTAGAGATAAAGTGCAGGGTTTTGCCTCAAGCGCTTCATTCAAACCCCTTAAGATTATTATCTTAGATGAAGCTGATTTCTTAACTATTCAGGCCCAAGCGTCATTAAGGAATATTATCGAGACATATTCTCGTACTACACGTTTTATCTTAACATGTAACTATCTTGAACGTATCATCGATCCCCTTCAATCCCGATGTCAAGTATTAAAAATTACTCCTCCATCTAAAAAAGAAGTAGCACAGCATGTAGCTGGTATTTTAGAAACAGAAGGTATTAACTATGAGTTAAATGATTTAGTATTAATAGTTAACAAACATTATCCTGATGTTAGGAAAATACTTAATACTTGCCAAGTAAATAGTGTTGATGCTAAATTAAAATTAGATAAGGCACTACTAACATCAAGTGGATACACAGATGCTATTCTAAAAGAACTCATAGCAGCAAACAAAAGCAGCTTTAACAACATCAGACAAATACTTGCTGATAGTAATTTAAGTGATTTTGAAGAAATATATAGATTCCTATACGATAATTTAGATGAGTATGCTAAAAACGATTTGGCTAAAATATCAATTATCATTGAAATAGAAAACTACATGTACCATGCTAATTTCAGAATTGATAAAGAAATCAATGTAATGGCTTTAATATGTTCAATCTTAAAAACAATATAATAAAATGAGTAAAACAGAAAAACAACTCAACGTTAACGTTGATATTAAGGCTTCAACGCCTATCACTTCACCTGAAAATAACCATATTTTTACAGAAGGTGTGATTTTAAGAAAAATTTCTAAATTTGTAGCAGGCACAGCTGAAGATGCTATTATCCCTATTCCTTGCTTTTATGATGTAAAGACAGGTAAGGTATTAGTAGAATTGTTGCCTAAAGAACTCCGAGACGAGTATGCAAATATTTGATTGGCTTAAACAAATTACTTACGAAAAACAACCCTGGGACTCATTTACTGAGGAAGATAGGGCATCATTTAATCCTTATATGGTACACCGCTTCCTCAGTATGAATCCTGAGTATATTGAGTTTGTAAATTTAATCCAAAACATTCCTTATACTGAAAAGGAAAAAATATATAAACTATATTTATATATGATTCCAAAGAAAAACATGTTTTTAAAATATATTAAATCAAATAGAACCAAAACTAGAGAGGAGCTATTGCAGCATTTAGCTTCTTACTATGAATGCTCTTTGCGTGAGGCAGATGAATACTATCATATGCTTCATAATGATACTATTAAAGGTATTTTAAAGAAAAAAGGTATTGATGATAAAGAAATTAAAAAGTTATTGAAATGATAG